ACGGGGGTTCGATTCCCCCACAGACCGCCAAATGCCGAGGTAGCTCAGTGGTAGAGCAGTGTCTTGATAAGGCATTGGCCAAGAGTTCAATTCTCTTTCTCGGTACCAAGTTAATGGAGATGCCGCCGTAATGGTATGGCAGGGGACTGTAAATCCTCCGACTTATGTCACAACAGGTTCGATCCCTGTCATCTCCACCAAAGTCCAGCTAGGGTAACGCTTAGCTACTGTGACCCACAGGAAGTGAAGTAAGTTCGTTACTTACGGGTGGTAGTCTTTAAACCAAAAGGCCGCTGGCAATGCGATAACGGTTCCTGTCGGGAAGCGGGTGGAAGCTGTGTGTGATGTGACTCTGGTACAAAGGAGAAACTGATGCAGTATAATTACCGCCGAGGAATGCAGAGCAATGGGGGATTAGTGATAATGGGAGCACATGTGCTTTGCAAGCATGAAGTGGGAGTTCGATCCTCCCATCCTCCACCAATTTGGGTCTTTAGTAAAATGAATATTACACAACGCTACGACCGTTGAAGTGGGAGTTTGATTCTCTCAAGACCCTCCAGATTTTGCGGGTAAGCACAAGGTGTGTCGCCAGCCTTCCAAGCTGTGCAGTTGGGATTCGATTTCCCATACCCGCTCCAATTTTCCTCGGTGTAGTTTAATGGCAGAATTCGTGGTTTGGGACCATGAGATGGAAGTTCGATTCTTCCTACCGAGACCAAGTTTATTCTTCTATAGCTCAGTTGGTAGAGCGTTTGACTGTTAATCAAAATGTCCGTGGTGCGAGCCCACGTAGAAGAGCCAAATATGCCGAATTAGCACAGTGGTAGTGCAATCGCCTTGTAAGCGATAGGTCGTCAGTTCGAATCCGACATTCGGCACCAATTACGCTGATAGCTCAATGGTTAGAGCAGCGGACTCATAATCCGTTGGTTAGGGGTTCAAGTCCCTTTCGGCGTACCATAATGATTCTCCCTAGTGTAATGGCAGCACAACGATCTCCAAAATCGTTAGTAAGAGTTCGAGTCTCTTGGGGGATGCCAAGCAAGTGTGGTGTAATCGGTAGCCACAGCAGACTTAAACTCTGCCGCCTGTAACGGGCGTGCCGGTTCGATTCCGGCCACTTGTACCAAATATAGCGGGTTACGTCAGCGGTCAGACTATTAGGCTCATAACCTAAAGGACGGAGGTTCGAATCCTTCACCCGCAACCAATTCTGGCGTTAGTATAATGGATAATACAGTTGCCTTCTAAGCAATCAATAGAGGTTCGATTCCTCTACGCCGGACCAAGGCCTTGTTATTTCAGTGGTAGAATGTCTCTTTTACACGGAGAAGGTCGGCAGTTCGAATCTGTCACAAGGTACCATATATACTTGGACATATAGCACAGCGGTAGTGCATCTCCTTCATACGGAGCAGGTCAGTAGTTCAAATCTACTTATGTCCACCAATTTGCCCCGGTGACGGAATTGGTATACGTGTTGGTCTTAGAAGCCAAATTTTAGGAGTTCGAGTCTCCTCTGGGGCACCAAATTATGTGCATGTGTAGCTGAATGGTTAGGCAACGGATTGCAAATCCGTATTATGCAGGTTCGATCCCTGTCATGCACTCCAATATAGGAAGTTAATATGAGAAACATAGATATCGCAGAAGTGAAAGCATTTATTGATGCTCAGTCACCACAAACCAAAATTTATATTGGAGCTGATTCAGAACGTTTTAGAGTTGGAGGAATTTGGTTTGCAGACTATACGCTTGCTGTTGTTGTTCATATTGATGGGTGTCACGGTTGTAAAATCTTTGGAGAAGTCCAAAGAGAGAGAGACTATGACCAACGCAAAAACAAGCCTTCAATGCGCTTGATGAATGAAGTATATAAAGTTTCTGAGTTGTTTCAGAAGCTTAAAGAAGTTTTAGAAGACCGTATTGTTGAGGTACACTTGGACATTAATCCGAATGAAATGTTTGGAAGTTCGTGTGTCGTTCAACAGGCAATTGGTTATATTAAAGGTACATGTAACGTGACACCTTTGGTAAAACCAGGAGCATTTGCGGCTTCGTATGCAGCTGACCGCATGAAAATGTTGTTGGCGGCATAATTAATTGGGTGTTGATGCAGCGGGAATGGTCCTGCGACTAGCCTTGAAAACTAGGTTCTGCTGAAGAAGCGGATGGGGTTCGATTCCTCCGGCACCCGCCAATAAATACTAATATGAAAATTACCGAAGTTTCTACAGTTTATGGTATGAATAATACCGAAAGATTGGTCACACAGTATGTGAAGACCAAATATGACGTGGGCAATGCAACTCTTGATGTTGTCAAAATGGGGTATAGTGTTGTTTTGTATGCTGAAAACGGCAAAGAAGATAATTACACTAATCGGGGCAGAGTGGTGGATTTACAAGCATAAGTTTTTGTGTTACAATAACAATATGGAGTGTGGGCAGGATGGTAATGCAGCGGATTGCTAATCCGTAGACTTATGAAAGTAGGTCACAGGGTTCGACTCCCTGACACTCCACCAAAAAGGACTATATGAAAATTGATGAGTATGATGGTTTCTATTTTCTTCCACCTGAAGAAGAAGATGCAGACTATGATGATCTTAAAATGGTGTTTTTCACTAAAGAAAATAAAACAGCTGAAGATGTATCAACCAAAATGCCAAATAATGGATATTGGTTTCATGTGGTATTTTTTAAGGAAGATGACGAAGGTAAACCTGAATTTGATTCCAATTTCGAAGCAATCTTTTTAGACCCCGTTGAATATGTCAAAGGTCTGATTGGTAGCAATTTGTATGGTGTGTTTTTGAAGAAGACGGAAAAGTCCAAAGAATGGATTGATAGGTACATCAGAGACACCGAACAAAAAATAACTGAATTATATTAATTGAATGGAGATTACATTATGAAAACAGATAAACCAGCATTCACAACACCAGAAGGCAGAGATTGGCTTATTGGATTGTTGAAATCTGAAGAATACATCGATATTCTTTTCACTAAAGCAGACGGAACCGAACGTCAAATGCGGTGTACGTTGAATGAGAATAAAATTCCTGCTGATTTTGCGCCAAAAAGCACGGAACGCAAAAAAAGTGATGAAGTTCTTCCCGTTTTTGACATTGAAAATCAAGGCTGGCGCAGTTTCCGCTTAGATTCCGTGAAAAATGTGCAATTCCACATTGGTGTTGCATAAAAACAACGCTAGGATTGACAATATTTTGACTATGTGTTACAATAGTACATTATATGAGCAAAATATTGTCAAAATCCGAGCTTGTTTCCGCTAAAGATTACTTTGCGGAGATTTTGTTGAGCTCTCGGATGCTCAAATTTGTGAATATTGAAGTAAAAATAGTTTCCGGTAATGCACCAAGTGGTTTATGCATTATTGACGAGTATAACAACCAGAATAAACCACGTTCCTTTACGATTGAAATCAATAAAAATCAATCAAAACTGGAAATTCTAAATGCCGTAGCGCACGAAATGGTACACGTAAAGCAATATGTTTACGGCGAACTAAATGAGCAAATGTCCAGCTGGTTGGGACAAAAAATTGATTGTGATGAAGTAGATTATTTTGAGCAGCCTTGGGAAGTAGAAGCTTACAACCTTGAGGCATTTTTAACAGTTATGTATTTGAGTGAAAAAAATGGTTAACGTACACTTTTTGAGAAAATTAGCATCCGATGAATTAAAAGACACAATGTTTTTTTGCACCGGCGAAAGAGTAATTAAAACGAGAGATCCGTCTTGGGTAAAGCTTGACGTTCCGAATATTTCTGTTAAAATTGTGACGAATAGAAATATTACAGTAAATAAAGAAAAATGTAAATCAATACCCGAAGCAAAATGGGTAATACAACACTTGAAATTTTAGGCAATAATGATTTAAATTAAAAAAAGTGCTCTATATAATAGAGTGCTAACATAAAGAGAATAATATGAGTGGAATTTACATTTTGAAGTTGAAAGATGGTTTTCGAGTTGCTTACAGTAAGCGATATGAAGACATGATTGGCTCTTATGATGATTTATCAATGAATTACCAGTTAATAAAGAAAGTTATCAACGAAGTTTTCGGAGATAAAAAAACTTATACTGAATATTCGGATGCTGTACGTGCAGCTGTTGATATATCTAAAAAATATCCCGAAACTGATGATGGTATTTTTGTTATGCGGCACGCTTTCAATAAAACATTTGATGAAGTTGTAAATGACGAATAATAGATTCCGTGACCCAAACTATGGTGAACCAAAATTTACTAAAGAGTTAACCAAAGTTGAGTTGTCTCAGGCTTTAAACTGGTACACACAAAACCGAGATAAGAAGGCTTCGTTAAAATACGCCACAGACTATTTTAAAAAGAAGTTGAAGCTAAGTGCTGAGTCCACATTAAAAAAAGAACCTAGTACGTTTGGATTCATTTGTAGAATCGTTACGAATGGTGGACAGTTATCACCTAAAGACGTTGAATGGTTCAATGGTGAAATTGCCAGAATTAAAGAAGAATCAAAGAAGGCAAAACCTGTTGTAATTGAAGAAGTTGTAGAATCAACAGCACCAAATATTCAAGACCGTATTAATGAAAAGGTACATGATTGTATCGGTGAACTTGAAGGACAATTAGATGATTACATTATGTCCGAATTTAAAGATATGGGCTCAGCTTATGGCGTAATGCACACCTACGAGATTAAAGGTGTACACGCTAACAAAATTATTAAGATTTACCAAAAGAAAAAACTGCATTATGAGGAAGTGTTGGATTCCGATGATAAACAATTTAAAGAAGGATACTCCAATTTTAAACGTATGCAATTGAAGAAGATTATCGGTTACATTAATTCTGTAATTGATGATGCTACAAAAATTAAGACCGCAAGTTTGAAAAATCGTAAACCTAGAGTGAGGAAAATAAAATGACAATTTATTTAAATGATGACCGTGATTATTCAGAAATTATTGAAGGCTGGGTTCGAGAGTTTATCTGTACAATGGATGAAGGTCGCCTACGTCCAGGTGATGATTCAGGTTATGCACCATTCGGTGTAAAAATTATTTTTGATGGTTATGCCGATTTAGAAACATATGATGAAAATAATGAATATGTTTATGAAGAAGGCGCAGACACTACCGTAATGTCATTTGCCGTATTCATACATAAAGATTCTTTGGATAATGAATTTCCTCCACATGAACAAACACCATGGGCATTGATTCACCGACCAAAAGAAGAAGTCTGCATTTACGTTTGGTATAATGAAGACAGTGATGATGTAGAAGTTATTCCTTTTGAAGATAATGGCGCCACTGAATTAGACCATAAAGTTGTTACCGATTTGATTTTCGCAATAAAACAACGTGATGATGAATAATTGCCGAAATAAACCAGGAACTGTGTTATACTTACTATACTATGATAATTTTTGATTTTAACCAAGTTGCTATTTCGAATCTGATGGAACAAATCGGATCCTCAAAAACTAAAGTTGAGGAAACGTTAGTTCGACATATGATTCTTAATTCAATTCGTACCTATGTGAAGAAGTTTAAGAACACACACGGACCTGAAGTAATTATTGCTTGCGATAATCGACACTACTGGCGCCGAGGTATTTTTGAACACTATAAAGCCAGTCGTAAGAAGGCACGTGAGTCTTCTGGCCACGATTGGAATACTATCTTTGATTGCCTCAATAAAATACGTGATGAGTTGAAACAATATTCTCCTTATAAAGTAATTGATGTGGAAACTGCTGAAGCTGATGATGTTATTGCTGTATTGGCAACAAAATACTCGGCCACAGAGAAAGTGATGATTTTGTCGTCAGATAAAGATTTTGCTCAACTGCAAAAATATCCTAATGTTGAACAATATTCACCTATTCTTAAGAAATACATTAAAGAACCACTACCTGGTGCTCAACTTAAACAATTGATTATTCGTGGTGATAAGAGTGATGGCATTCCCAACATTTTAACGAATGATGATGTTTTTGTCACTGGTGGTCGCCAGAAACCGATTACTGAAGCTAAGATTATTAATTGGATGAATCAGTCACCAGAAGAATTTTGTAATGATGAGATGTTACGTAATTTCAAGCGTAACGAAATGTTGATTGATTTGAACTTGATACCTGAAACCTTGAAACGAAGTATCCTAGATACCTATGAAAACACGAAAGGCCACAGTCGTCAAGTTTTTATGAACTATATGATTACCAATCGTTTAAAAAATTTACTGGAAGTGATTGATGAATTTTAACCTAATGATGCATGAAATATTGCACGAATTTGAACAAGCAAAAACAAAAGATGAGAAAATCGCTGCGTTGCGTAAACATGGCGATAAGTCTTTTCAGTTGTTGATGTTTTATGCGTTTAGTCCTGATATTGTATTTGATGCAACGGTACCTGAGTATCGTCCGTCAAAAGAACCTGCAGGTCTAAACCACATGTACTTACATTCCGAAGTTAATCGGTTGTATAATCTTATTGCTGGTCATCCAAAGAGAGCTGCTGGCATTACAGTAAAAAAACAACAACAAATTTTAGCAATCATGTTAGAATCATTGTTTGTTGAAGAAGCAAAATTGTTAGCAGACATTATTTCTGGCAAATTCAAAGTTAAATCTTTGGATGTAAAAATCTTAAAAGAAGCATACCCACATTTAGCATTGTAAAATGAAAGTCGTATTGATAACTGGTGGATTTGATCCACTACATTCGGGGCATATCGCCTACATCAAAGCAGCACGTTCACTTGGTAGTCTTTTGGTTATTGGTGTGAATAGTGATTCATGGCTCGAACGCAAGAAGGGTCGAGCATTTATGCCTTTCTCTGAAAGGTCGGAGATTATTGAAAATTTATACCAAGTACACCGTGTTATTAAATTTAATGATGATGATGGTACTGCCAAAGATGCAATCATTCAAGTTAGGAAAATGTTTCCGATGGATGAGATTATCTTTGCAAATGGTGGAGATAGAACTGCTGATAATATTCCTGAAATGGATATTAAAGATGACAACCTTGTTTTTAAATTTGGTGTCGGTGGTGAAGACAAAAAGAATTCGAGTAGCTGGATTTTAGAAGAATGGAAAGCACCAAAGGTTGAAAGACCTTGGGGTTACTATCGTGTATTGTATGAAACTGAATATACAAAAGTGAAAGAACTGGTTGTTGAACCAGGTAAATCATTGAGTATGCAACGACATAGATTCCGCAAAGAACATTGGCACGTTACAAAAGGCCAGTGTCTGGTTGAAAGTGAAATGAACAGTGGTTATAAGTTGCCAGGAAAAATTCTTGGTCTAAATCAAACCATCGATATTGGTATCGAAGAATGGCATAAATTAACTAATCCTTATGCCAGTGAATGTAAGATTGTTGAGATACAATACGGAACATATTGTGAAGAAGATGACATAGAGAGGAAAAAATGAGTGACGGTGGAAAAGGAAGTAAACCAAGACCATTTAGTGTAGCACAAGATGAATACAACAATAGATGGGACGCAATCTTTGCTAGAGATTTGCAAAAAGAGGAAGAATTAAAAAAGAAATTGATGAATCAGCTCGAAGCTGAATCTGACAGACTAGGATTATATAATGAAAGTAGCAATAGTAACACCGACAATCGGAAGTGAACATCTAGTAAGGTGTGTTGATTCCGTTGATAAACAAACATACAGTGATTTAACACATTATGTTTTTATTGATGGTGAACAGAGTGAGTTAAGTGTTATTGACAAAATCGAAGGTGCAACCAAAGTAAAAAAGATTGTACTTGAAGAAAATGTTGGTAAAGGTTGGTATGGACACCGTGTCTATTCAGCTTGTTCTTTTTTGGTTAATGCTGATGTAATTTGTTATCTAGACGAAGACAATTGGTACGAACCAAATCACGTGGAAAAACTTGTTGATAAAATCAAACAAGGTAATGATTGGGCATATTCGTTAAGGAAAATTTATGATAAAGATGGCAACTACTTATGTAATGATGACTGTGAGTCGCTTGGCAAATGGCCTGTATATTTCAATAGTGAAGTATTCCACATTGATACCTCAAGCTTTGCTATTAGGCGTGACATTGCTGTTAGGATTGGGCATGCTTGGTACGGCCAATGGGGTGCCGATAGACAGTTTTTTAGTGCGTTAAAGAATCACTTTCCAAAATTTGATTGTTCGAATGATTACACCATGTGTTATAGATTGGATGGAAATCCAAATTCAGTAACGCAAGAGTTTTTTGACAAAGGTAATGCTGCGTCTGCTGAGAAATACCCAACAGGTTTTCCTTGGAAACAAAATGTTATCAAAGAAGAACTTGGTCCGAATATTTCATTAATTTTTAGTTGATATGACTACAGTATTAGTTACAGGCGCATCGGGATATCTCGGTTCACACCTGTGTAAAAAATTGAAGCGTGAAGGCTTCAATGTCGTTGGTTATGATTGTAAACCACCAAAACACCGTTACATGGATATATTCTATGAAGGTGATATTCGTAGAAAAAGTTCCCTGTTGGATCTATTCTCACGTGTTAAGATTGATACCGTATTTCACCTAGCAGGCAGAATCGAAGTTAGTCAATCGTGGGAATATCCAAATGAATTTATGGATGTTAACACCGCAGGCACTTGCAACCTGTTGAATGTGATGACAATGTTCAGAGTGAAAAATATTATATATTCTTCCACTGCAGGTGTCTATGCACCAAGTAATCGGCCAATCAAAGAGAATGGTAAGATTGCAGAAAATCATCCGTATGGTATTTCAAAGTACATGGCTGAGACTGCCATTCGTTATTCAAATATCAATCACGTAATTTTTCGGTATTTTAATCTTGGTGGTGCTGATATAGATGGTGAAATGGGTGAGTCGCATGATCCTGAGACACATCTAATTCCTAATATCTTACAAAATCTAAACAACGTTGAAATATATGGTGATGACTATGATACACCAGATGGCACGTGCGTACGTGATTATGTACACGTTTGTGATGTTGCTGATGCACATTTTGATGCTTTCAATTATTTAAAATCAGGCAAGAAATCTACAACTTTAAATTTAGGTACAGGTCAAGGTGTTTCGGTATTAGAAATGGTAAAATTAGTTTCTGAAATTACCGGTGAATATGTTGACTATGATATATTGCCTAGACGACAAGGTGATCCACCCGTTTTAGTTGCCGATATTAGTCTTGCCGAAAAAGTCTTGCGTTACCGACCTAAACATGATATAATGAGTATTATTACAACAGCTAGTGAATGGCATAAAAATGAGAGCATCTAATTTAATGAAACAGAATTTAGTTGACGACAACATGGATGGCGCAGGTTGGTTTGATATAGTTAACCAACGTTTGTTGGATAACAGCATTCATTTCCTAACAGGTGAAATTGAAGAAGACAATATCAATCGAGCTATGCAATGGATTGTTTATGAAAATTTAGAAGCAGATAATGATAGAATGTTGACACTATACATCAATTCTATTGGTGGTAATTTAACTGATGCATTTGCTTTGATTGATTTGATGAAGCAATCCAATTTGCCAATTAGAACTATTGGAATTGGTTCTGTTATGAGTGCCGCATTTCTAATCTTTTCCTCAGGTGAACAAGGACATAGACATATTGCTAAGAATACGTCTTGCATGTGTCACCAATATTCCGATGAAATACAGGGTAAATTCCACGATATCAAATCTGAAATGATTGAAGCTGACTATACAAACCAACGCATGTTAAATTTGTTGGTCGAAAACACACAACTTACAGAACGTGAAGTTAAAAAGAAATTGTTGCCTGCTACTGACATTTGGTTGCAGCCACAAGAGTTGATTGAACTTAACGTGGCGGATCACATTTTCGGAGCATGATGCAAATGTTGGTCGGTGGAAATAAGCCTCAGAAAATCCAAAAAACAAAGTTTAGAAAAAATGCGGATTCTGAGAAATATAGTAACAAACATAAACACCACGATAAGAGTACCTATCGTCTTTTAAAACAGGAAGAAGAATATGAGCTTGAAAGCAGAATTACAAAAAGAAATTGAAAGACTTGAATTGAAGTTGCGTGATGATACTATGTCATTACAACAACTAAAAGAAGTTAAGGATAAAATGGAACGTATTAAGTTATCTGAGTTTGAAGAAGACTTAAGAGAAGAAGACAACAAACAAATTTTATTAAAAGGTTAATATGTCAGATAAATCATGGATACTTGATGTGAAAGAAAATGAAGATGGTGAAAAGTTTATTGAGTTGACTGACGAAATACTTGAGTTATCTAATTTTAAGATTGGTGATAATTTAGAATGGACTGATCGAGGTGATGGTAGTTGGTCTTTAAAGAAAAAAGAAGAAAAGACTTGGGCATTAGTTGAAGCTGTACACACATTCCGTATGAGGTACGTGGTTGAAGTACCTGCTGAACATCCAGAATATGCACTTGATACAGTTACGATGGATGCTGCCAAAGAATTCTCACAGGAGTTTATTGGTCAACAAATTATGTCACATCGTGTTATTTCAGAAGAAGATGCTTTGAAACTATGTGATGTTGATAATTATTATTGTGCAAAGTGGGACAATCAAAAGAAAATAGAAACCTTCTTTACAGAAGAAGGATTTGAACGTGAAGATTGATGAATATGCCGTTATGCAAATGTGTATTGAACGTGGAGCTCTTGAAGCATTAAAACGTTGTCAAGAAAGCGAAGAGCTGAACGAATACAGAGTTGCTCAAGAAATCGGCATGTGCGTTATGGAAGAAATTATAGTGTGTTTTAAATTTAACAATGGAGATGATAATGGTAACAGTTGTAAAATCTGAATGGCATCAAGTTGAAAAACGGTATTCAATCGAAATTGATGAAGATGTTTTGACTGACATTTATCCAGACAAAGAGGAAGAAGAAATTAGTACCATTCTTTCTGGTTTAGAAGATGGCACCTATGATGTTGAAGATGTAATCAATGATGCTTATGAAGAAAGCGTGGATTTAGATTTTGACTGGATGGATGAAGATGATTGGTGGACTGACCGAAAAGGCGGCTACGAAGTCACTTATGAAGTTGTTGCATAAAAACAACATAGGGCTTGCATAATAAAATCGGTAGTGTTATAATAGCATTATGATGTTATTCGTACACAATCGTTCAAAACGTAAAAAACCAACAGCCAAAAAACTGGCTGAATATCAGGCATGGTTAGATAATGTTAATTCTATGCCGCCACCATCAGGTAATAAAAAAGTACTCAAAACGAAAATGAATACTTATGTACTACCTGAATTAAAACCGCCAGCTGGCAGGGAAACTGTACGTTATCCTAGTCTAAGTACTGGTGAGGGTATGGCAACAAAACCTATCATTGGCAAAGTATATACTGGCTCAGCTATGAAAGGTATTGGTACTTTGCACAAATCTAATGCGGTTCCGATTTTCTCGGATCAAGAAGCAAAAGACCAAGCCAACATGCGGAGATAATATGGAGATATATCTATCATCCGTTTCAATATTCGCCTTGGGTGCGTTCCTAGGCGCTCTGGTGGGTCGTTCCATGACGTTCGGAATCATGGGAATAGTACTCCTGGTGATATTAATACTTAAGTATTAATGTTGTTTTTATGCAACACAGGCGAAAAACGCTTGACAATTGTACCGAAACCTGTATAATGGATTCTGTTGAGTTGATAAAGGACACATTGTTATGAAACTGCTTTCTACTGGTAACCCCAAAATCCTTAAAGGATTGGCTGAAGGTTATAATACCTATATTTTGCATTTGGCTCCAGCTGATTTGTCAGGTTATGAAACATGTGCTAAGCGTACCGCTGGTTGTACAGCTGCTTGTTTGAATACAGCTGGCCGTGGCGGTATGTTTAAAAAAGGCGAAACTACCAACGTTATTCAAAAAGCACGTATCCGCAAAACACAAATGTTTTTCGAAGAGCGCATGTATTTTATGAATTGGTTGGTTAAAGATATTGAATTGGCTATTAAGCAAAGTGCCAATAAAAATTTAGTTCCAGTTATTCGATTAAATGGTACTAGCGACCTTGCTTGGGAAAAGTATGAAGTTGTCCGTAATGGCAAATTATATCGTAATATTTTTGAAGCGTTTGAACGTATCCAATTTTATGATTATACCAAAATACTTGGTCGTAAAGTCAAAAATATCCCTAATTATCACCTGACATTTTCTGCCGCTGATGGTAATGATAATGATGTATTATCAGCTATGACACAAGGTTATAATGTTGCTGTTGTTTTTGGTATTAAAAAAGGTTCGCCAATGCCAGAAACTTATAAGTTCCGTTCCGTTTTTAATGGCGATGATTCTGATTTGCGTTTTTTGGATCCGCAAAATTCTGTAATTGGTTTGTATGCTAAAGGTAAAGCCAAAAAAGATACAACCGGTTTTGTAAAGTATCCAGTTATTATGTTGAAAGCTGCTTAATGATTATTCAATTTGGAGAAAACAAGATGTTTGATGTATTTAATATTGGTGGTAAAACTGCTCTTTATCATAGAGTACCAATTCAATTTTTAGACCTTTTTAGAAGTGAAATGTCTAGTCAAAATAAATTTTTCAAGGTTAGATATCGTGGTCCCCGAGCTAGTACGCCGTCAGCACGTTATCGATCTGCGGCAAACAGACAATCTACCTGCTTAAAGGAAGATGCCACACACTTTTCAGCTTACACTTATTAAGGAATATTGAAATGACAATGCCTGCTGGTAAATATTATGTTGGTGATTTATGTTATGTAATGACCGATGAAGAATGGGAAGAATTTTGTGGCATCACTATCGATGGCAATAAATGTATAGATGGTGAGTTCCAACTAAGTGATGGTCGCAAGTTTGCAACATATGGCACCGCTTATGGTGATGGCACTTACCAAGATTATGATGGTGATTCATATTCGGTGGATGCTGGATTAATTGGTTGTATTTTGGTTAGTGATATCAAAGCAAATAATTATGATAATCTGCTGGAACTTGGTTGTATTGAAGATTTTGATTCACCATTTGTCACCGGTGGTGGCCGTGGTAAAAAAGGTTGGGATGGTGTGATTCAGTTTGGTCACATTATGATTGAAACAAACCCTATTGAGGAATATTAAAATGGGAACACGTAGTTTGACTTTTGTTTATGATGGTGATAAACCAATCATTAATATGTACCGTCAATTTGATGGTTATCTGGAAGGTCATGGCCAAGAGCTGGCTGATTTTTTATGCTCTGGTGAAATTGTTAATGGTTTCTCTCAAAGTGAAACAAAACAATTTAATGGTATGGGTTGCCTTGCAGCTCAATTGATTGCCAATTTTAAACATACCGTTGGTGGATTCTACATTCATGCTGTTACCGATACCGATTGCTGCCAAGAATATGAGTACCACGTTTACGAAAATAAAGTGGTAGTTAAAAATCCAGGTGAAGTGATTTTCTCTGGTACTTGGCAAGACTTTAAAGATTTTTGTTGCTCAAAGGCAACAATCTAACGGCAAACATGGCGATGCCGCTTGACAAATTCGCCTCAAAGTGTATAATTGAACTATTGAAACTAAGGAATATATTATGTCCAAAACTGTAAAACTAAAACCTTTCGAAAAACTTTTGACATTGATGGTCTCAGGCGAACCTGTGACCAAAGATGAAATTGACCAAAAACTTGGTGCAGAAATTTATGTGTACCGATTGTCAACATACATTTGGCACATTAAAACAATTGCCAACGGTACCGTTCGTGCAATTAAAGATGGCCGCCAAGTTGTAGCCTATCAATTGGTCAACGTGAAAGAAGTCCAAAAGTACCTCGATACAATTGGCATTTCTCAATCAACATGGGTTCCTGGTCAAAAGGTTAAGAAACCTTCTGCTGCCAAATTGGCTGCTCAGACTGGTGCTACAATAATGACCCAACTACTTGTGCTCAAATGCACAATGATAAACACGTGGTCAAAATGATCCTTGAATATGCTCAGCTCTTATCTACAGCACACCGTGTATTGGACGGCAATCTTATTACTCGTTTATCTAAGTCTGGTCGCAAACAACAGCACTACGTTCTCCCTGATTCCCGTGATAGTGTTATGTATTCCACTACTCATGTTAACCATCCCTCTGCTATTTGGTTGAGACAGTCGTATGAAAATTATGAATGGCTGTACCAATTATTCTTAGCAGTATTGAGAGAATATACTCACAGATATGGTAAACTACATGCTTGCGAGAAACTAGTTGAAGTTTTGAACACACCGCCAAATGGCATTCCCAAAGGCGTAGGTTTTACCGAACCGACACCTGCGATGCCTGACGAAGTGAAAATTGTTGGCAGTTCTTTGGCATCCTACAAAAATTACTATATAAAGAACAAGGCTCATTTAGCGTCTTGGAAAAAACGAAATATTCCGGAGTGGTACAATCTTTAATTTTTATAAATATATACGTAACGTATAGTTTTTATAGGGGTTATATGGATTTGCAACAAGAACAACGTATTGTAGAACCTAAAAAGAAAAAGGTTTATAGTAAAACATTAGACCCTAAAAAGTCTTACTTGAAAAGGATTTACACCGCTCAAAAGTGTGATGCTAATCCTAATCATAGAAACATAGAATGGCAATTGTCCCTAGAGGAATGGACTGAGATTGTTCAACAAAATTGCCACATCTGTGGTTCTGAACCAGTGTTTCGTGAGGGTAAACTACATGAATCGGCTGGTACAAAAGTTCCAATCAATGGATTGGACAGAATTGATAGTGATAATGGATATCTGATTTACAATGTTAGAGCTTGTTGTTCTAAATGTAATTACATGAAACATCGGATGTCCAAAGATAAATTTTTGCAACATATAAAAAAGATTTGGAATTTTAATTTTGCCAACGTATAGCTTTTTAAACACCGAAACTGGTGAACAATTTGATTCTTTTATGAGCATTGCAGCTCGTGAAGATTATTTGAATGATAATAAACATCTTCAAACTGTTATGACTGCTCCGGCAATCGTATCACATTCTGGTGGAACATTAGATCAAAAAACCCCTGATGGATTCAAAGAAGTTTTATCTAAGGTTGCAGAAGCGCATCCAACTAGCACTGTTGGTGATAGATATGGTAAGAAATCAATTAAACAGGTGCAGACTGAACAAATTGTTAAGAAGCACGTTGATAAAATTACAAAGAAAATAAAAGCCTGATGCCATTTAAATTTATAAAATTACCTGAGTTAGATTTTGACTTAAAGGCTGTTACAACTGAAGATGGCAGGAGATATAACACACCGAGTGGTGAAATGTACCCATCAGTGACTACTGTGTTGGCTGACTATAATAAGAAAGCCATTATGGAATGGCGACAAAGAGTTGGTGCTGAAGAAGCAAATAAAATTGCTACACGTGCGTCAAATCGTGGTACTAAATTGCACAGTTTATGTGAAACTTATTTATTGGGTGAATTGTCACCTAAAAAAGTAGCATCAATGATGCCACTGGATAAAATGATGTTCAAACAATTACGTCCAAAGTTGGATGAATTTGTTGATAATATATATTGCCTTGAACAGGCGTTATATAGTCACCAATTAAGAATGGCAGGTCGTGTGGACTTAATTGCTGAATGGGATAATGAACTAGCTGTAATTGATTTCAAATCTTCTACACGTGAAAAGAGTGAAGACAAAATTCAAAATTATTTTATGCAATGTACCGCATATGCTTTAATGTTTGAAGAAATTACAGGTAAAACTATAAATAAGATTGTGGTAGCTATTGCAACCGAAGAAGAAGTACCACAAATTTTTATTAGAGACAAATCGAATTATATTAACGGTTTAAATACATACATACAAAATTATTGGGATAAAAGATGAAAATTTATATTGGTCCTTATAGAGACTGGATTGGTCCTTATCAGATAGCAGATAAACTATTTTTCTGGTTACCAAAAGACAAACGCTTTGAAATCGGTGGGTGGATGGCTGGGCCAGACGGCAAAGATACGTGGTTACAAAAAGTTTGCGTTTGGGTAGAAAGTCACAAAAAACGCAAAGTGAAAATTCGCATTGATAAGTACGATACATGGTCAATGGATCACACTCTTGCGTTGATTATTTTGCCAATGCTGAAACAGTTACATAAAACGAAACATGGTGCTCCTTGTGTTGATGATGAAGATGTACCGGAAGGACTTGGTCTACGCAGCACTGAAGCACCACCAAAAGAAAACGATTATGATATTGATGACAATCATTTCAAACGTTGGGATTGGGTACTTGAGGAAATGATTCAAGCATTCGAATGCAAGAATAATGAGGATTGGTCTGAGAAGTATTGGACTGGTACAAGTAAAATTGAATGGCAAGACTCCGATAATGAATATAATGGACAAAAGTGTAAACGAATGGTAGAGTTAGGTGATCGAAAATGCGATTGGGATGCATACAGAGCACACGAAGAACGAAACAAAAATGGTTTTAGATTATTTGGAAAGTATTACCAAGCCCTATGGGATTGATTTGACTAAATAGTACATCACATTTAAAAATATAACAAAATGACTATTAAATTATTCAATCAAGGTTCATTATCTTTGAGTGAAATACAATCCGAATTTGGCGGATCTAACCCAATTGGTTTGAATGAATACTATGCTGGCAACGGACTAGTAAATCCTGGTACTGTAGGTTATCCAAACGGTTCAGCTGTTGCTATTCCTTCAAGCGGTGCGATATCAATTAGTAATTTTTATGGTGCCTCGGCAGAACCTAGTGCTGTTGCTTTGGCTAACTATTTCTGGAACAATCGTTCCAATTTAGTTAGATATGGTGAAGGTACAGGTCAACTAAGTTATTATCCTGGTGATAATTATAATAGAAACCATCCCAATTTTAGATATACAACTTCTGCTATTAACTCATGGTCATATTCAAATGGTGGTTTACCATTGAGTAGTATGTTCTACACTATGGTTAGTATTGCATCTGGTGGAATTGGTAATTATCCAACAATAACACCTTCTACAAATTCTGGTACTTTATTACATGATTTTGGTCCATTCACCTATGTTGGTGATGGCGCACAACCTACACCTGTTGGTAATGGATTTGGTATAACTGTTAAAACACAAACTTTTGTTGGACAGGTTAATTCAGTATCAAGTAATTCAATAACTTTCTCTGGTGGTGGTGGAAACAGAGGAGCATGGAGTTATTCATATTTGATTCCTGGAAAATGGGCGTTTGAAGGTGGACAAGGACAAATTAATTTCGATGGTTACAACTATTCAAGAACGGTGGCTGCTGGTAAAATGCACGTTATGATT